TGGCTACTTTATCCGCAAGGCTGACTTCGGGTTCATCGCGCAAGACGTTCAAGCGGCGTTTCCCCTCGCCGTGCGCACGCGACCTGATGGTTCGTTGGCGGTTGATTACGCAAAGATGATCGCGTTGGCGTTTAGCGCGATTGCCGAACTCAAGTCACAAGTTGAAGCGTTGAAAAATGCCTAATCCATCATCAGGCGCGATCTCTTTAAGCACCATCAATTCGGCATTCGGCTACAGCCCAACCGTACAGATTGACATGGGGCTGTACCCTGTCACGCTTGGTGCGGGTGCGTCAGCGGGTGGGCAGGCGCAGATGTCAGGGTTCTACTACACCCAAGTCGGCGCAGTACCCGCCACGACCGCCAACGTGGGGTCAGGATCGTCAGGAACGGCGCAGCAAGGCATATCCATCGCCCTGTCAAATAACGGGCTTACGTTGGCTGTGGGTGGCAATACGGACAACACAAACATCGGCGCGGTGTGGGTGTTCACCCGATCAACGGCGACAAGCACGACATGGACTCAGCAGGGTTCAAAGCTAGTCGGAACTGGTGGGGTCGGCACGCCCAAGCAAGGCACTTCTGTGGCTCTGTCTGCTGACGGAAATTACTTGGTGGTGGGTGGCTCTAACGATAATGGCGGGATCGGCGCGGTGTGGGTTTGGACTCGCAGCGGATCAACATGGACTCAGCAGACAAAAATAGTTCCCACTGGATACACAGGCACGCCTGCGTTTGGATCGGCTGTAGCAATTCTACCCGACTGTGATTTATTGGCGGTGGGTGCGCCAAACAATAATAGCGGTCAGGGTGGCGTTTGGATTTTTAGCAGATCAATAACCACTTGGACACAGTTGGCGGCAATTGGCCCCGGTAGCGGCGGCATTTCAGGTAACGCAGGAACGAGCGTATCACTTGCAAAATGGAAAACACCGAACCAAGCAGGTCAACAATGGATAGTTGCGTTTGGTGCGCCTAATTATGGAACATTATTAAATGGAACGTATGCGGGTTTGGCTTATGTTTATTTAGGAGATCCATCATTCCCAACAAGTTGGTCTTATGATGGTGCAGCAACATATTTAGGAAATTTTGGTCAACTGCAGGGAACTGGTGCAACAGGGTTAAAAGGTGCGGCGCAAGGTACATCTGTTTCATTATCTGCAAATGGAAATACTTTGGCAGTAGGTGCGCCGTATGACGATACTTCACCGTCTTATTTGTTAGGTTCAGGTTCTGTATGGATGTTTAGCAGAACTTACGATAGCCCAACAGGATTTCCGTGGACAGGTGTTTGGTCGCAACAAGCGTTAATTACACCAAACAACATCCCAAGCGGGTTCAGTGGAAACGCCAATTGGGGCGCGGCTGTAGATTTATCTGCAGACGGAAATGTGTTGGCAACAAGCGGATACGCTTCGGGTGGTGGCAACTATTCAGACGCTATCGGCGTGATGAACGTATTCACTAGGTCAGGCAGCACATGGAATTTTAATTCAGGATTTATAAGTGGCTTGTTAATCAACGGCGGTACAGGAACGGGTACGTCATCATGGAAGGGTTACAGCCTAAGTCTAACGGGGAACGGCAACTCCATTGCGTTTGGTGCGCCTAAGGATAATTCAAACATCGGCGGTTTTTGGGTGGCGCAATGAGTTTCTTTTTGATCCCAGTAGACGAAAGCGGTTTGACCCCGCACTTTGACCCACGCACGCAAACGCTGACCAAAGGGTCAAATGACGGTGTGTTGTGTTGGCGCGTCAGCAACTTTCCAATTGAATACTTGCAGGGTAAAAACGGCAACGATGACACGGAGTGGTACGCCGACTTTTATAAAGCAAAAGTAAACAATATTCTGTCATCGATCAGCGATCTAAAGGCGAATGAAGACGTTTATAATTCAATGAGTGCCGATGAAAAAGCTAAATTGTTTACTTACGAGCAAGCCGTCATCGGCATTCTCACGCAGGAAGGGTTTCCTGTTGGGGTGAAATTTCCTGAACCTTTTAAAGGACTGTAAATGAATATTTCTCTTGAACTGATGAATGCAATTTTGCAATACCTTGGCAGTCGCCCATACGTTGAAGTCGCTGACTTCATCACTAAAGTACAAGCTGAAGCACAAGCTGATGTTGCAGCACAAGCTGAACGAGCAGACGAACTTAAAAATTTGAAAGAGTTGGTTCAAGAGGTTCAAGAAGCACGATTAGCTGAACAAGTCGCACAAGTCGAGGCATAACATGGATTGGCAGAACCTCTTTAACCTAGTATTGGGTGTAGCTTTACCAGTAGGTGGGTGGTTCTGCCGCCAGTTGTGGGATTCGGTCAAGGAATTAAAGACAGACATTACCGAACTACGACTTCATGTTGCTGAGAATTGCGTCAAGAAAGCTGAAATGGAATCGCAGTACAGCAAAATTGAAACCATGCTTGAGAAGATATTTGACAAGCTAGATAAAAAAGTTGATAAATGATTAAGCAACTTTTGACTGGCAAAGATAATGCGACTTACGACATTGCGCGTGTGGCGTGGTTTGTGAGTATTTTGGCGGTGCTTGGCGTGGCAGGCTATCAAGTGTTTGCTTACGGCGCGGTGAGCCTCAGAGAGCTTGCTGAGTCACTGGGCATTGTGTCAGGCGCGGGTGGCGCAAGCGTGTGGGCTAAAAAAGATGCCGAGCCAAGTAAATAAATTTAACATTTTCACAACACCGTAACAGCAATATGTAAATCTATATTTTTTACGGGTGCGCTTATGTTTAGTATTCGCCGTGTTGATGGGCTACAGGATTCTCAAGCGGCGCTACTAAAGTGGTTGCAGATTGAAACGCTACCCGGCGACTCTCCGATTGATGTTTCCTGCGGCGCGTGGTGGATTGCTTACTCTGACGGAAACCCTGCAGGATTCTGTTCAATCAAAAGATCGTCACGGTGGAGTAATGCAGGATACCTCTGTCGCGCAGGAGTGCTTCGTAAGTTTCGTGGCAACGGTTTGCAAAAAAAATTAATTGCTGTTCGTTTGCGTTATGCAAAACGCGAGGGTTGGCATTGGGTGACCTCTGACACTTACAACAACCCCGCTAGTACCAATAATCTCATTTCCTGTGGTTTCCGAATGTACATCCCCTCGCACAAGTATGCGGGTGAAGGCACTATCTATTGGAGAAAGAAATTGTGATACTAGACATTCGCCTTAAAGAGTTCGGCAACGAAATGCAGGGTGAGCGCCTTGAAGCGGTAAATAAATACGGATCGTTTCAGGCTGCGGCAGATGCGTTGGGTGTATCTAAGACCGCCATTCAGCAGTCGATGTCGATTCTCAAGCGCAACGCGGCGATGCGTGGTCACTCGCCTGATAACGATATGACGCGCACCGTGCCTGATGGCTTCAAGGTAAAAGGGATTAGCACCTATTACAACAACGAAGGCAAGCCAATTGGTCAGTGGGTTAAATCAAGCGCAGACGAAGAGCGGCGCACACAAATCATCAAAGATACGTTTGCAGCAATGGCAGAAGAATTACCTAAAATCGCGCCAACTGTATCACAAATGATACAAAATGACGCTTTATGTAACGTATATGTTATGACTGACTGCCACGTTGGGATGTTGGCTTGGCATAAAGAAGGTGGTCAGGACTGGGATTTAAAAATTGCAGAGAAGGTTCTGACGGGCTGTTTTGAGCAAATGGTTCAAGCGTCACCCATAGCGAAAACGTGCATTGTCGGGCAGTTAGGAGATTGGCTGCACTTTGATGGGATGGTGGCAGCTACACCAACATCAGGTCACGCGCTAGATGCAGACGGGCGTTTTTCAAAAATCATTCAGGTATCTGTACGCATCTTGCGTAGGCTAGTTGATTTCTGTTTAGAGCGACACGAAAAAGTTGTTGTCTTGATGGCTGAAGGAAACCACGATATGGTTTCGTCAATTTGGCTTCGCATTATGTTTAAAAGTCTGTACGAAAACGAACCAAGAGTGGAAGTCATTGACTCTGAATTGCCATACTACGTCTATCAGCACGGTCAAACAATGATCGGTTTTCACCACGGTCATCTTAGCAAAAACAACAGTCTACCCTTGCTATTTGCTGCTCAGTTTGCACCCATTTGGGGTTCGTGTACCAAGCGTTACATACACACAGGGCATCGCCACCACATTGAGGAAAAAGAGCATAACGGGGTCACGGTTATCCAACACCCCACTTTGGCGGCTAGGGATGCTTATGCGGCAAGGGGAGGTTGGATTGCGGAAAGGCAGGTTTCAGGCATTACTTACCACAAAGACTACGGGCAAGTGTCTAAAAACACCGTTACGCCTGAAATGCTTACTTAGGTTTATAAATGCCGACATTTTCGTACCTATAGGTTTATTTTTTGCAGATAAAGATTAAAATAAAATAACTTGTTTTGAGCGGAGTTAAGATGATTCCAATACCTAGCACGTTAATGCTTAAAATTGGCGCGGCACTCGCAGCTTGTGCGTTGATGTATTTTCTTGGCTACAGCCATGAGCATGAGCGATTTGTTAAGTACAAAGCCGATGTTGCCGCATTGGGCAAGGCTCAAGAACAATTAAACGCTGCGTTAACAGAAAAGCATGAGTTAATTTCAACGTCAATCAAGGATAAATATGAAGCTAGTCTTAGTGCTGTTCACAATTATTACTCTGACAGGGTGCAGCCAGTTGCCAATAGCGGTTCAATGCCCACCGTTTCCAAGCCCACCGTCTGTCCTAATGTCTGCGCCCCCGACACAGTTTCTGCTAGACAATGCGCTGAAACGACCTTAATGCTGACTGAATTGCAAAAATGGGTACGGAGTATTAAATAATGTTTACATTCTCAGAGCGGTCATTGAATAATTTGAAGGGCGTACACCCCAAGTTGGTGGCTGTAGTCAAACGTGCGATTGAGTTAAGCCCAATTGACTTTACCGTCTTGGAAGGTGTGCGTTCACAGGCGCGACAAGATGAATTGTGGGCGCAGGGGAGAACGAAGCCCGGTCAAGTGGTGACTTGGGTTCAGACATCAGGCACGCACGGTATCCAAGCGGATGGTTTCGGTCACGCCGTTGATCTTGCCCCCTACCCGATTGACTGGAACGACTTCAAACGCTTTGACCAATTGGCAAATATCATGTTTGCCGCAGCTAAAGAATTAAACGTGACGCTTCGTTGGGGCGGCGACTGGGATATGGATTCTGTCATCCATGAACGTGGCGAGTCTGACAGCCCTCATTTTGAATTGTTTAATTATTGAATAAAGAGTTAAAATGTCAAATCAAGCGCTTTGTGATAAAGCACGACAATATTCCAATCAGGAAGCGCTATGACTACCTCTTTTACTCTGACCTATGACAACTTGGTAACTGCTATGACGCAGTACCTTGAGCGCAATGACGCTTCGGTTGTTGACCAAATCCCCACCTTTATCACGTTGGCTGAGTTTGAAATTGCTCAACAGATTAAGACGTTGGGTCAGATGCAGGTCGTGCAAAGCACCATGTCGGTCAACAATCCGATCATCCAAAAGCCTGCACGTTGGCGCAAAACAACAAGTATGTCGGTCACGGTCAATGGCGAAAAAAACCAAGTTTTCTTGCGCAAGTATGAGTATTTGAACTCGTATAACGGCAACGGCGCGACAGGCGTTCCTTTGTATTACGGCGATTATGACTACGACCATTGGTTGGTTGCACCCGCCCCTGATGTGGCGTACCCGTTTGAGGTGCTGTATTACGAGCGCCTGATGCCCCTATCAAGTATCAATCAGACGAACTGGCTTACCAACAACGCCCCAAACCTGATGTTGTTTGGTGCGCTATTGCAAGCCGTGATCTTCCTCAAGAACGATGATCGGGTGATATTTCAACAGAAATACGAGGCGGCATTGCAAGCCGTGAAAGGCGAAGACACAACCCGTGTTGGCGACCGTTCTGCAATCGCCGTTGACAGTTAAGGATAACCAATGCCTACTTTTACCGATCCGTTTACCAATCAGACGATCAGCCCCTCGCAGGTCGGGTATGAGCCGCTGACGATTTCTGCGAACACCACGCTGCAGTGGCCCATCAACGGCAACACGGGCGCGGTCGCCGCCAACATCATGCAGGTGGTTGCCACTACCGTTGGGCTGTCGCTTGCGATGCCGCCTGCGTTGCAGGTCAGCAACGGTCAGACCTCGCTGATTCAGAACGTGGGTGCAAACGCATTTACAGTTGTTGACTACAGCGGCAACACCATCGTATCCATCGCTTCAGGAATCGCGCAGTATGTATTTATCACAGACAACACTACTACGAACGGCACTTGGTCTAGCGTTACATTCGGTGCGGGTACTTCGTCAGCGAACGCCGCAGCCTTGGCAGGGAATGGTTTAATTGCCCAAAACACCACATTAAGCCAGTCGTACCCTGAGAGCGCGGTCAATTCAAGTGCTGTACTAACCGCAACAAACCGCGCTCAGTTCTTGGTGTGGTCGGCGGGGGTTGGAACAATCACCTTGCCATCTTCAGCGGTGGTCGGCAACGGTTGGTTTGTCAATGTGCGCAACGGTGGGTCGGGCATCCTTACGGTTACTCCAAGCGGTACGGATACGATTGACGGAAACGCCAATAACCAGCTTCAGTTGACCGAATCGATGGTCATTGTGAGTAATGGGTCAAACGGCTACTTTACGTTCGCCTACGGGCGTTCTAGCGTGTTTCAGTACACGCAGCTATCAAAGTCGGTAACTGGCGGCACAACGACCCTGAGCGCAGTTGAGTACGCCAACGTGGTGCAGCAGTACAGCGGCACACTGACCTCAAATCAGATTGTCGTTTTGCCATCAACTGTTCAAATTTATTACCTGAACAACACGACATCAGGATCATTCAGCCTGACGTTTAAGACGGCGGCGGTCGGTGGCGCTACCGTGGTATTGCCGCAGAACACGACCTTGACGGTTGTGTGCGATGGCACGAACGTATTCAACGCAGGTTCAGCGGCGGCAGCGGCAATTACTTCGGTGACGGTGAACCCCGGTAGCGCAGGCGCACCCACCATTACTTTTACTGGTGACACATCAACTGGTATTTTTAGTCCATCTTCAGGCGTGATCGGATTCTCATCGGGCGGCATCAGCTACATGACCATCAGCAGCGCGGGTCTGTTTGTGACATCGGGGATTGCAGGAGGAACATTTTGAGCAAGCAGGTAATTGCGCTCAAGATATTACCCGGCGTTCAGCGCGATGGAACGCTGTTTGACGCTACCTGCTACGTTGACAGCAAGTGGTGTCGATTCCAACGTGGTCGCCCACGCAAGATAGGTGGCTACAGAGGCATCTTTCAAAACGCCACACAGATCAGCCGTGGCATGATTATGAACGCTCAGGATGGTTTTAATTACGTCTACAGCGGCACGTTTAATCAATTGCAATACTGGATTACTGACAATGACGATGGCGTGGGTTCAGGCCCGTACACGGTTACATTCACTTCGGGGTTCACGTTCAACAGCAATAACCTTTGGCAGTTTGACATCGGGTTCAACGGAAATGGAAGTGGGGCAGATGTCATCATCGCCCATCCTGCTCAGAACCTCACCAACATTGACTCAACCGTTAACACCCCCGTTTTATATGGCAGCTTTCCGTCAGGTTCAATGTCGCCCGTTGGTCAGTTCACCGCCGCAGTCGCCCTCACTAACGGATTGACAACGGGTACGATCACAGGTGTCAACGGCTTGGTGTCTGCAGGTCAATTAGTTACAGGAACAGGCATCACTGCGGGTACAACGGTCGTTT